AAAACAACTGCGATGTCAACTACCCCATAGATAGTTTAGTTAATTTTAGCATCTCTTGTACTAGAGCATCGTGCCCTGGATGTTGCTTATCAAAGTAAGCTGGGTCAGAGAATATTGCTGCTCTCTTAGACTCGATGTCTCTTGGGGTCATCCCACCTAAAGACTCGGTTATTCCTTTAAAGGTATCTTCTGATAGAACATTTCCTACCTTACTCATTAGCTTGATAAACTGAACATCATTTCCAAGACCTGAAGTTTCGACGTAAGAAAATCCTTCTTCACCACCAAAATGTTTGATAGCCACTTTCGCTTTGTCTAATTCTAGTTTAAAATTATCACCCCATTCTTTTTTTAATTCTTGGAGACCTTGGTCAACTCGTTTTTGTTCTTCGAGTTGAATTTTGGCTTGAATGTCTTCCGTACTTTTCTGAAACCAATCATATATACTTTGCGCTTGCTTTGGAAGAACACCGGATTGATAGGCGGTTTCCTTAAATCGTGCGAATAGCTCATCGTTAACATCCCCTTCCTTAGGCTTTAGTTCATACTTACTTGGGTCATCTGGTAACCCTAGTTTATGAAAAACCTGTTTCCATTCATCATCTGTTGCATATTTTCCTGGGAGAGAAATTTTATCCGCGCCGATCATTTTCTTCGTGCTGACATAACTCTTAGCTAGGTCGTTAACGTCTTTAAAAACATTTAGTGAAGGGTCTTGCTTAAAGTCATCTGCAAGATGGTCGCGCCAATCAAATGCTTTCTTCTCATCAATTACCTGCACTCTTTCTCCTGCGGTTACAGGTGGAGCACCAGTAGGGTCTACATTTGTAGATAGTATAGAATTAGATGGAGCTGCTGGTGTACTAGTTGGCGTTGCTACTTCATTCATAAATGTCCTCTTCCTTGGTTATTTGTTCCATGCGATGTCTTAATTTTGAAACGTCTATATTTGTCGACCGTAAAATAGAAAGAATGACGGAGCGTTGTCCTTCCCTGACCATCATTAGCTCCGTATTCCACACCCTACCGAAAGTTGGCACCATCAAGTAGTATTGTTTGATTAAATCATCGAGGACACGTTTACCATCGTCGCTTTTAAAAACACGTTGGTAACACGACAGTATGTCTGTTTTAGATGTAGATCTTTTTTTCGCCATTTATCCTATCCAGTAACGCCCAGCTTAGAAGCGACTTCAGATCCGACCTGAGCTTCCTGCATAGCTTGTGCTTGTGCAGCCTGTTCTTGTCGTGCCTGTCTTTGTTCATCTCTAGCATCTACCGTCTTAAGAATTTCTTCTGGTACGCTGAAAGTTTTGAACGCATGTCGTATCGCTTCGTCTCCATCGATGTTGTCAAACATTTCTGGTAAAGCCTGCATTATTGGAGCAACTAGGTTAAGTGCACGGGTAAGGTTAGCAGCCTCGCTCGTACGTTGTGCCTTAGCAATCATTGAACTGTATCGTACTTGTAGTTGAGTATTTTGTAAAACTTCCGGAGCTGGTGGGATCATATCTTTTCGCACCATAATGGCAAAGACTCGGTCAACAATTGGGCGTAAGAATTCAAACTCTTGTCTCGCAAGAATTGGTCCGAGTAGCCGCATTTTCTCTTCGGTTCGTTGCTGAACTTCTGTTGCGGTCATTTGTGGGGTTTCAGGCGGTAGTTGAAGCTGATCAATAAAGAACGCTCTTTCAATTGACAACCGAATCCTATCCATTAACTGCACACCAAAATCAACCCTTGCTCCTGTTACCATCGGTTCGGGTCTATCTTGTGTACCTGCTCTAAAATAATTTATTCCATTTGGTTGAGTCCTAAAAGGTAACATTACTCCGTCATCTGGGAGTAACCATGGTGGGTCTACAACTTTTTGTGCTGATCTAATTGTAACCTTCGCCATCTCGTTAAGCATTTTGATATCTGGTAGTGCTTTCATTGCTGGAGATCTTCCGTAGACTTCTCCAGAAACCTTAGTCCACCTAGGTGTAGCAAAAGGGTACTCTTTAAAACCACTATCACTTAGCATATGATCTTCACCCATAAGGTAGTACCTAGAGTAGAATGTATAGCCTTTTGGGTTCTTAGCTTTTTTATCTACTGGGTATACTGCATGAAGTATCTCAAAATCTTTTTGGTCATTGTTCTTATGTGATTCTTTTACTTTATCCGATACGTTCTCTTCACCAAACTCATCGACTACTTGTTTTGCTTTCCATTTAAAACTTCTAAACACTGTATCAATAAACCCTTTGTTATTCTCAGCCACATACATTTCGTATACTGGTCTAGAATGAAACCTTACAATCATTTCGTCATCTTCTTCAATACGAAGAAAGCCTGTACCAAAAGATCCTAGGTCTAGATAAACTTGATGTACTTCTGTTTGGAAGTTTGAATTGTTAAGCACGTTGTGCATTGATCTTGTGACGTACTGTAGATACTTGCGTGCAGAATCGTCGTTATCTAGAAGAAGGTCTCCTGTAGATAATTCAAAAAATAAACCAGCGGGGTTAGTAAGATTAGATTGTAAAGCAGATGCCAAGAGTTCGTTGACGTGTTCTCCTGTCGAATCGTAGACTCTCTCTCTTCTCTTGTCTCCTGGAGTTCTTGTCCCATAAACATCGTTCTTCCTTGGTATAACTAATTCGGAAACTTCTTCCCAATGTTGTTCCCAATTAACACGATCCGACTTTAGTTTGTTGAATCGTTTCTTATCACCCATGATAAGATCTTTATCCTGCTTCATTGCCATTATTTACTTCTTTGTTAGTAATTTTTCTGCTTGTTTTTGTATTTCTCTTTTCTGTCTTTCTTCTTTTCTTTTTCTTTCTCTTTCGGTGCCAAAAGCTCTAACAAAAGCAGTAACTGCACTCTCATTTATATATGGCATCTTTTTCTTATCGTCCTTTGGCATACTCATTACCTCGTAAGTATTGTACTTTTTCTACCCGGTGTTCTCTTAGACTGAAGTATCTGTGCTCTTCTTTTTTCAATCCCTTCCATAAGAGATGAGAACAGCCCTGACCTAGCATCCCCCGCCGCTACACTTCCCGATACCTGGGCATTTGGGTTAGACGCTAACACTCTTGATACTTCGTTAGCACTAGCAATTGCAGAAGTTCCTTGACTAGTCTGGCTAGCTAATTCAGCAGCAGCTTCTTGTCGTTGTTTATTTTCTTGTTCTTGAGCTTCAGTAACGGCGAGCTTCGTAGCACCTTCACCTATTTGTTGCCCACCACCAACAGGAACAAGGGTTTTACCAATTGCCGTCAGTGGTTTCTTCTTAACGTCTTTAATGGCTTGAGCTGCTCCACCAATAGGATTAAGTAGTCCTGCCTTAAAATTCCCTACCGTAGACTCAGCCTTTTTCTTAACACTTGATACTGCGCCACTACCACTCATAGCCGATCCCCCCCAAGTTCATTGTATTCATGATCCGCTGTGCGCGGCAATTGTCGATTACTACTATGGTATTCGCCTTTAAATCCTTGTGCAAGTGCCCTAAATGCATCCGCTCCGTGTGACGCCCAATTGTGGAGTGGCGTGTTCTGATATATCTGATTCTTTCCATCCCACTTTCTCTGATAATTCCTAAGAGCTTCGATCCCGCGCTCACACTTAGTCGCATCAAACCAACACTTAGGCAGTAACATCCTTACCGCGTTGATCCCATCTTCCAGCCTCCACTTAGGCAGAATCCTTCCTCTCACTCCTAAAGATAAGAGAGTCTCTTGCCTCGTCTTGCCGGACCCGAGTTCCCTCGCAGCCGCATCGTGTGGAAGCCAATGCTCCCCGTATACATACGGTCTACGTGTCAATTCTCTGACATAGTGATCAAGTGATACGCCAGAATGCTCGATGTAATCAATCAAGTGATATTCCTTCCCCACTAACTGCATACACCAGATAGAGGTTGAGTCACCTATCCCTAAATCCCAAAAGGTATGAACCTGTACCGCGGGGTCATACGATACGGTGGTGATCCTCTTTTCAGAATCTGCCTGTTTCATCTCCTTGCCGTAGTAGGCACCCATAAGAGCTGCGCCAAAGTCCGCTTCGTATTCCTGGTTATATTCCTCTTCACTCATCTCCTGCGCAGCAGCTTCTAGCTCCGATCTTAGGATAATGCCCGTCTCACTTGCTTTGTATATCGCGGTAAACCACGAATCGAGTCCCTGTGCCTTCTTATAGATCTCGTAAAAATGGTTCGACCCTTTAGGTGTCCCGATAAATATCGCCCATCCTAGACGATCTGAGAGTGCTGGGCGCACGACTTCTCCCCATACCCTCGGATCGCACTCAGCATATTCATCCAGCACAACCCCATCTAGATAGATTCCTCTAAGAGATCCTGGATTCTCAGCTCCTAAAAGCATGATCCG